ATGAACGTGGATAAATATAGCGAACAGCTGCAAATGTTTCTACAAACAGCACAAGGGAATGCTCTTGCTTCTGATCATCAGCAATTTATGCCTGAGCATTTGTTGCAAGCACTGTTAGAGGATAGTCAAGGTTTGGCTATTTCTTTGATCCAAAAAGCTGGGGGTAATTTGGCCGCGCTCAAAGATGCGCTTAAAGACGTGCTTGGTGCTTTGCCTAAAGTGCAGGGGGGAAATGGCCAGCTTTATATGTCGCAACCTTTGGCAAAAGTTTTAAAAATGGCTGAGGATTTAGCACAAAAAGCCGGTGATCAGTTTGTGACTGTAGAACGTGTGCTACAAGCGCTTGTTATGGAGAAAACGGTTAAAACTGCCGATATTTTATCAAATGCAGGGGTGACACCACAGGCTCTTAATCATGCGATTAATGCAATGCGAAAGGGAAAAACGGCAACAAGTGCACATGCTGAGAGTCAGTATGATGCTTTGGAAAAATATGCGCGCGATTTGACAAAAGATGCACGTGAAGGAAAGCTTGACCCTGTTATTGGTCGAGAGGAAGAAATTCGCCGGGCTATTCAGGTGTTATCACGTCGGACTAAGAATAATCCTGTTCTGATCGGAGAGCCTGGTGTTGGAAAAACTGCAATTGTTGAAGGTTTGGCGCTGCGTATTGTTAATGGGGATGTCCCTGAAACCTTGCGCGATAAACATCTTTATGCGCTTGATATGGGGGCACTTATTGCGGGAGCAAAATATCGCGGTGAATTTGAAGAACGTTTAAAGGCCGTTTTAGCAGATGTGCAAGCTGAAAATGGGCAGATCATTTTGTTTATTGATGAATTGCATAATCTTGTTGGCGCTGGAAAATCTGACGGACCTATGGATGCTTCCAATTTGCTTAAACCTGCTTTAGCCCGCGGTGAGCTCCACTGTATTGGGGCGACAACGCTTGAGGAATATCGCAAATATGTGGAAAAGGATGCTGCTTTAGCACGCCGCTTCCAGCCCGTTTTTGTATCTGAGCCTACACTTGATGATACGATTTCTATTTTACGCGGGATTAAAGAAAAATACGAACAGCACCATAAAGTGCGTTTGGCTGATAGTGCTTTAATTGCTGCTGCACGCCTTTCAAACCGATATATTACCGATCGCTTTTTGCCTGATAAGGCGATTGACCTGATTGATGAGGCGGCGGCGCGATTGCGTATGCAGGTTGATTCCAAGCCAGAAGAGCTTGATCATATTGATCGGCGAATTTTGCAGTTAAAGATTGAGCGAGAGGCTTTGAAAACGGAAGTTGACCCTACAGCAAAAGAGCGTTTGCAGACGGTACAAGCTGAGCTTGATACGTTGGAAAAACAGTCTTCTGAAATGACACGAACTTGGCAGGCTGAAAAACAAAAACTGGGACATGCCGCTGATTTGAAAAAAAGGCTTGAAGAGGCACGAAATGCTTTAGCCATCGCACAACGCAATGGGCAGTTTCAACAAGCTGGAGAATTAGCTTATAGTGTGATCCCTGATCTTGAAAAACAACTAAGCGCTGCTGAAAATGATGAGCAAGGCAACAATCTGATTGAAGAAATTGTGATGGCTGAACATGTGGCGCAAATCGTTTCACGTTGGACGGGGGTGCCTGTTGATCGGATGCTTGAGGCAGAACGTGAGCGGTTGTTGCGTATGGAAGATGAGATCAACCAACGTGTTGTGGGGCAGAAAGATGCTGTTCAGGCTGTGGCCCGTGCTGTGCGCCGTGCCCGTGCTGGATTGCAAGATCCCAACCGGCCTATTGGGTCTTTCATGTTTTTGGGACCAACCGGTGTTGGAAAAACCGAATTAACAAAGGCTCTTGCGGCTTTTTTATTCCAAGATTCTAATGCAATGCTGCGTATTGATATGTCTGAGTATATGGAAAAACATGCCGGTGCACGGCTAATTGGTGCACCCCCCGGATATGTCGGATATGAAGAAGGCGGTGTGCTGACAGAAGCTGTAAGACGCAGGCCCTATCAGGTTATTCTTTTTGACGAAATTGAAAAAGCACATCCTGATATTTTTAATCTCTTGTTACAAGTGCTTGATGAAGGGCGTTTAACCGATAGCCAAGGGCACACAGTTGATTTTCGTAATACTTTGCTCATTATGACTTCTAATCTTGGGGCTGATATTTTAACGGCTCTACCTGAAGGACAAACAACCGATGCGGCTAGAGATGATGTGATGCGTATTGTTAAAGCGGCATTCCGCCCAGAATTTTTGAACCGAGTTGATGAGATTATTCTCTTTGAGCGATTGCAACGTAAAGATATGGAAGCGATTGTTGATATTCAGATCAAATATTTGCAAAATTTGCTTGATGAGCGCAAAATTACAGTGCAGATCGAACAAGAAGCGAAAGAATTCTTAGCTAATAAAGGGTATGACCCGCTTTATGGAGCGCGGCCTTTAAAGCGCATTATCCAAAAGGAAATTCAAGATCCTTTGGCTGAAGATATTTTGCTTGGAGCTATCCACGATGAAACAACAGTTGCTATTACAAAAACTGGTGATCGTTTGACTTTTGCTCCCATTACGGGTTAGCTCACAAGTGCTTAGAATCAAAAGAGAAAAAGTTAATAAGAGTTGACAAGGTGAACGTAAACTGATATTATTATAGCATAATCACAATTGTATCTTTCATCCATAAATGTTTGAAAATAGATTTTCGTGGGGAGGGTCTCTGCCATGTTATCTGCCGCGCAGGGGTGTTGTGTAGTGTGATTGTGGTGGTGGGGATTTTATGACAAATGTCGGTGAAATGTTGATAATGTAAGAGTTATCGAGAGTATGGAAACTATCGGCGACGTAGGGGTGTTGACGATATGAGGGGACACGGTAGGTTTTATGCCTTTCTTGTGAAAAGGGGCTGAGGTGTGAATTGTGAGGGGGAAGTTGCTTGCAATTGCTTGTTACTTTGGTGAAGTTTTTTAAGTAAGAGCTTTTTTGAAATAAGTTAAGAGCTTTTTGAAGGTGTTTGGGGCACAGACGGGCCAAAGAGGTTTTTGTGGCTTATGTCTGGGGTTTATGCCTTGTGTTTTGTGCGTGGTGTGTTTAGAGCTTTTCTCGCTTATTTCAGATTTATCGTGTTTTTGTAGTTTGCGTGTCATTTTTTGATTAGGTTTTGCACTTTTCTTGTTATTTGAGTGAGATTTTTACTCACGATTTTATGTGTAATTGAGATTACGATTTTCTCAAGTTTTCCTGTGATAGGTTGATAGTTTTATAGTCTGGTGGGAGTGCTATTTGCTTGTCATTTGAGTGTATCTTCTGTGGGTTTATGGGGGAGATTATTGTCGTGGTGGGGTTAGTGAGGAGGAGTGACTGGAGTGGTTGTACAGGTCTTTGGGCGTAAGATGCCTTGAGAGGGGAGATTTTTTACCTTTTCATGCGTGGTTATTTCTTTGTGGGGAAATTGTATTGTTATTAGTGGGGCGTGTTGTTGATACGATGTGTTTGGCAACGTAAAATGAGAGGGGCTTTTTTGTTGTTGGGTGGTGCCCATTCTTTATTGTGGGAAGTCCTTATTGTTAGAGGTTATGGAGTTCTTCTTGTTTGGAAACATTAGAACGCTTACTGATTGTTGGTATTGGATTTCGAGCTTTTTTACATAAAATAGGTGAATGAGTGGCTTGTGTTAGAGTTTATGAGGGGCTGCGATAAATTTGTTTATAGTCGATAAAGGAATGTTAATGTGACGAACGAACAGTCTGTGCCTGTGCGTGGAAGAGGGCGGCCTAAAGGCTCATTGAATAAAAACACAAAATTGCTCAAAGATGCTCTTTTGGCGGCTGCTACGCAAGCAGGCGATCACTATGGTCGTGATGGCTTGGTGTCTTATCTTGAATATCATGCGATTAATAATCCGGTGTCTTTTTTCTCGCTTTTAGCAAAGGTTTTGCCTTTGCAAGTAAGTGGGGAAGGAGGGAGTGATGTTAAAACAGTGTCGCGTGTTGAAATTGTGCCGGTAGCTCCTAAAGCTGCAATAATGGATGATCGTAAGACATCTGTTTTCGATGTATGACATTCTAAAATTTTTGCTCTGTTGGTTGTGGGTATTTTTGTTAGCTGTGGGGTTGTGTTCAGTTTCTCGTGCATTTTAACACTGAGTTCTATTTTTTAAGTTTATGTGAAGCTCTTGTTCGATGGTGGAGCAGTGATTTTTCGGTGCAGACAGTTTGGCTGTAGGGGTGAGAGGTTTTAATGAAGAGGGCTCGTGTGGCGGGGGGAAGTTTTGTGTAGTTGGTGAGGGGTTGTGTGTGGTTGGAGGATCACCTGCAGTAAAAAGTGGCTGTATGCATAGTGGGGAAGACCACGTGGCGAGGAGGGCTGGGCTCTCATGAGGGGATGGGATGGTACTGTGCTTGATCTGCTGTAGGGTTGGCTTATTCTCATGATGTTATAATGATATCTCGTAATGACGACTGTTCAAATTGCTCTTATTCCGAAATTGATTTCTGTTTTTTCTGGTCAGGCTGATGTGCGTGCTGCTTGGGGAGGACGTGGATCTGGTAAAACACGCTCTTTTGCCCTGATGTCGGCTGTGATTGGATATCGACATGGAAAGGCAGGGGAGAGAGGCATTATTTTATGTGCAAGACAGTTCCAAAATTCGCTGAATGAAAGTTCGCTAGAAGAAATTAAACGCGCTATTGAATCTTACAGTTTCTTGAGAGACTATTATGAGATTGGTGATAAATACGTTAGATCAAAAGATGGACGTATTGTTTATGCATTTGCTGGTTTAGATCGCAATATTGCAAGCATTAAATCAATGGGACGCATTCTGCTTTGTTGGGTTGATGAGGCTGAACCTGTTACTGAGGCTGCTTGGCAAACATTGATTCCAACTTTGCGGGAAGAAGGGGAAAATTGGCATTGTGAATTATGGGTGACGTGGAACCCTTTACGCGAGAATGCCCCTGTTGAAAAGCGATTTCGTGCTGTGAAGGACTCTTATATCAAGGGGGCTGAAATCAATTGGAGGGATAATCCTCAATTTCCTGATAGGCTCAATCGTGCCAGGGAAGCTGATTTCACGCAAAGGCCTGAGCAGTACAATCATATTTGGGAAGGAGAATATTTACAGGCTGTGCAAGGGGCATATTATCAAAAATTATTACTTGAGGCTGAGCAGGAAGGACGCATTACTCATGTGCCGCGTGACCCGCTCATTCAGATCAAGATTTTTTGGGATATTGGTGGAACGGGAGCAAAGGCTGATGCGACGGCTTTATGGGTTGCACAATTTATTGGACGGGAAATCCGTGTGCTCGATTATTATGAAGCACAAGGACAGCCTTTATCCGAGCATATTGGATGGGTGTGCCAAAGGGGATATGACAAAGCTTTAATGGTTTTGCCTCATGATGGAGCGACAAAAGATCGTGTTTGTAATGTTAGTTTTGAAAGTGCTCTCCAACATGCTGGTTTTCAGACCAAAATTATTCCCAACCAAGGAGTGGGCGCTGTCAAAATGCGTATTGAAGCTGTGAGGCGTTTATTTCCAGCTATATGGTTTAATCGTGATACAACGACAGCAGGACGAAAGGCGCTTGCGTGGTACCATGAAAAGCGCGACGAACAGCGTAATATTGGTTTGGGAGCTGAACATGATTGGGCAAGCCATGGGGCTGATAGTTTTGGGTTGATGTGTGTTGCTTATGAACAGCCCAATATTCAGCCGCGAAAAAATGTTTATTGTTCTTCTCAAAGTTCTTCAACTTCGTGGATGGCTTTTTGAGCGCATAGATACTTTGAAATGTCATGGGTGATTTGTGGGGTTTCATGGGGGGTTGAGGCGTATGAGGGATGAAAGCTTGTGAGAGGGATGAGAATGGCTGTGAGGGGGAAGGTTTGTGAGGGGGAAACCATGAAGGCGGTTTGAGCTCGTGGGAAATTGGGGCTGGGAGAAGGATTGAGACCAGAAAAAGAATTTAGGTTATGAGAGGAATTGAGGATATGAGGGGTCGTGGGTGTATTGGGTGGGTTTTTAAGCTTATAGGTGTTTTAAAGCACATGGGTGTTTTGAACGATATGAGGGGAGTGAAGACCACGAAGGAGAAAAACCGTGAAGACGAGGATTGAGTTTGTGAGGGGGTAAGGTTTGTGCGGGGTTTTGCACATTGTAAGTGAATTTACCATTGTGGATGGGTTTTTAACATTATGGGTGATTTTTTTATGGACCAACAGACATCTTTCATCAATCCGATCGAGACGCTTCAGCATCAGGCACTGTTTAAAAAGCTTGTTGCCTGGTATCAGGAAGATATTGCGCATGTCGAACAGTGGCGAAAAAACGCTCAAGAAGATTATGATTTTTACAATGGACGCCAATGGAATGAGCAAGATCTTGCAGTGTTGCGAGAACACAATAGACCTGTGATGACTTTTAACCGCATTGCTCCTTTGGTGAATGCTGTAATTGGGGCTGAGCGCAACAATAAACGACAGGTTCAATTCATTCCTCGGCAACCAGGAGCAGCTCTGGCCAATCAGATTTTAACGGGAGCTGCTGAATGGTTTCGTGATGAGGCTGATGGAGAATATGAAGATTCTGACGCTTTTCAAGATGCCATTATTTGTGGAATGGGTTGGACTGATACGCGGCTTGATTATGAAGATGATCCTAATGGAAAACCTGTAATTGCGCGCTTGGATCCTATGAAAATGGTATGGGATGTAAGTGCTGTTAAGCCTAATCTTATTGATGCGCAGCGTCTATGGTATATTGATGAGAAGCCTTTAGAGATTGCGCAAGAAATGTTCCCCGATGTTCATTGGAGTGATCTGCATGCCGATTGGGCACACCATCTTGTTTCAACACGCTCTGGTAGAAGTGGTGCACAAAGTTATGGAGATACGATCGACGATGAATTTAGCTATCATGAACGCACAATGGTGACGCTGGCTGAATGCCGGTGGTTTGAACGTGAGGTTTATTATAAAGTTTTTAACTTGGAAACAGGGCAATATAGCGATTATTCTGAAGAAGATTTTCAATTTTTGCGCAAAAATAATCCACATATCCAAGCAACAAGATTGACGAGAAAGGTTGTTAAACGGGCTTTTTTGGGTAAAAGATTGCTTGAAGCCCCTGATAAGCCATTGGTGCCACCTAGTCAATTGGGGTGGGAGTGCATTACCGGCTATTTTGATAAATTCAGTCGACATTTTTATGGGGTTGTAAAACCTGCAAAAGATCCACAGCGGTGGGCTAATAAATATTTTAGTCAAGTGATGCATTTGCTCAATAGCCAATCCAAAGGTGGGGTGATGGCTGAACGAGATGCTTTTGATGACGATCGCCAAGCTATGGAAAGTTGGGCAAGGGCTGATAGTATTACGTGGCTTAAGAGTGGTGCTTTGGCTGGTGGAAGAATACAGCCAAAACCTGCTGGGCAATTTCCCAACGGTTTTTTCCAGCTTTTTAATGAAGCAAAGGGGGCTATTTCTCAAGTTACAGGATTGTCTGCGGAATTTGTTGGAACACGTGCGGTAAACCAACCGGGCGTTCTTGAAGAACAACGCCGCCAATCATCGCTTAATTTATTGGCATCCTTCTTTGATGGTTTGCGACGCTATCGACAGCGACAAGGAAAAATTATTCTTTATCTTATTCAAAATTATCTTTCTGATGGGCGATTGGTGCGCATTGCTGGGGAAGAAAATGCTCAGTATGTTCCGCTGACACGGGAAGTTATTACCAGTTTGGAGTATGATATTGTGGTGGATGATGCTCCAACAAGCCCCAATGAAAAAGAGCGCACCTTTTCTATGATTATGCAATTGCTCCCTTTGATGCAAAATTTTGCGACACCAGATATTATGCTCGATTTATTGCGCTATTCACCTTTGCCAGCATCGCTCATTCACAAAATTGCTACAAAGGCTGGGCAGCAACAAGAGCAATTGCACAGTGATCAGCAAGTTGGAGCACAAAACGAGGGCATACAAGAAAATGGGAGTGCGCAAGAGACAAAGCAAGCGATCCAAGCTCTTTTGCGTATGGCGCAAAATGCACAACAAACTTCTTAATGGGTAAGGAATGTATCTTCATTGTCCCTTATTGCTCGCTTTATTGCTTGGGGGGGCTGATGGGTGGTTTTGTTGAGGAGAAAGGTGTTGCCTTTAAAGGGGAGGGGCACATTGGATTGAGGGGACGTTTGTGGCTGAGGGATGAGGAGGTATTGTTTGAGGCGATGAGGAAGCCTTGTTTTAAAGGGAGGAAGGCTTATTGCCTGGGAGAGACTGTTTATTACCTGTAGAGGCATGCGTGTGAGGAAAGAGCTGGTACAGTGGATAGGGACACTGGATGAGAAAGCGTTGTGTCTGAGGGATGAGGAGGCGTTGTGGCTGGAAAAGAGCAGGGCAAGTGCATGTGGGATTTTCTTGAAAGACAAGTAGAGAGAGTGAAGCGATAGGGGAAGGCAGAGGCACACCTTATTGTTTGAGAAGAAGGGCATTGTTTTTAAAAGAAGCATTGCCTGAGAAGGCAGCATTACAAGCATTATTTGAGAAGTAAGCATTATTGAAGAAAGAAGATTAGCACAATGGATGAAGAAATATTAACGCCCGAAGAGCAAAACCAACTCGTACAAGATCCTCTTCAAGAAAATAGAGAGGGTGGAGCGATAGAAGAAAACGAGAATATACCTTTTGATGACAATTCTCAAAAAGGTAAAGTTTCTCAAGAAGCATTAGGACTTCAGGGGGGTGAGGTGCAGCCAGACCCCAATGCAGATTTTATGGGTTATGTACAGTGGCTGGGGAAAAAAACTCAAACACAACAGGGGCAAATACAACAGGAATTGGTGCAGGCGCAAGACGACAAAAACACCTCTGTTCCCTCGGAGGCAGAGCAGTTGCGTTCCTTTTTTAATCAGTCTGTTGCGACTATTAAGCGCGAGCATCATGATTTTGATCAAGCTGCTGATTTTGTTTATGATATGCGCGCAAAGCAGTTGGCTTCTTGCGCTTCTCTCTATCCTGAGAGAGCCAATCCCAAAGTTATTGATGCATTGATTGGTAATGAGTTGAAGCAAATTTTACGCGATTGTGCGCAAAACAAACAAAACCCTGCGCAAGTGATTTACTCTATTGCGCACAATATGGGATATACAAACAAGCAAGGCAACACTGTTGCCTCTATGCAAAATGTTGTTGAGCATGTGCAGGAAAGGCAAAATTCTGCACGTACACTTTCTGCTTATAATGGTTTGAATCCAAAGGGTCCTATGTCTTTGGAAATGCTCGACAAAATGTCTGAGGCAGAATTTAGCACTTGGATTGATGATCCTAACAATAAAGCTGCTTTTAATCGTTTAATGGGCGATGTGGATCTTTAAAAGAAGAGGTGGAAATCTGCCAAAAAACACAACGCATCATTAAGTGACCGCTGTTCTGGTTATCAGGCATCTGGTTATCAGATATGGGGAAACATTCGGCAACCGGCTTTTGGCCGGATTTTTAATCAAGACTATAAGAGGAAATAATGGCTGTAACGAGTATCGACGTCAATAACGCATTGACTGTAAAAGCATGGTCCAAATTACTTAATCGGGAAATTTCAAAAGCGACTTCCATCGCTCCATTAATTGGGAGAGATTCCAATAGCATCATACAGTTGAAGGATGAGACCACTAAGGCAGGTGGTGATTCTATTACCTTTGGTTTACGTATGCATTTGTTTGGTGAAGGTGTGAGTGAAGGGGAGGCACTTGAAGGCAAAGAAGAAGCCTTGAAATTTACAAACGATCGCTTGGTTATTAATGAACTTTCTCATGCTGTGCGTGTCAAAAATGAAGGAACAATCGATCAGCAACGTGTCTTATATAATTTACGTGCAGAAGCTAAAAATGCCTTGGTTGATTGGTATGCTGACCGTTTAAGCATGATGTTCTTTATTCAGGTGTGCGGATATTCGGCAGAAAAGATAAAGTTTGAAGGACAAACATTTAAATTAAAACCTGTTCATTACGGGTTTAACGAGCCAACGGCTCCAACTGATAAACGCATCATACGCCCTAATGGGAAAGAGAGAGATGAAGATTTAAAGAAAGGCGATGAGTTTAATCTGAAATTGATCGATCAAGCGGTTGAACGTGCTAAACTTGCCGCTCCCAAAATTAGACCGGTGCGTGTCGATGGGGAAAGTGTCTATGTGATGTATCTTCACCCAACGCAAGTGACACAATTGCGTACCAATACAGAACCTGGTCAGTGGCTTGATATTACCAAAGCGATTTATAGTGGAAGCCGCATGAAGAACCCTATCTATAATGGGTCTCTTGGCATGTATAATGGCGTTATTTTGCGTGAAGCTGCGCATGTGACTGAAGGTGTAAAGGCAGTTTTAAACAATGAGTCTGCTGAGAATACACGCCGTGCTGTTTTACTTGGAGCGCAGAGTGCGGTTATTGCTTTTGGTAAAGACCGTGGGGCCACACGCTATAAATTGGTTGAAGAGCTTTTTGATTATGAACGTGAGTTTGGTGTGGCTGCCAAAACGATTATTGGGATGAAAAAACCGGTCTTTCAGTTGCCAGGAAGTGGCCAAGGAAGGCAGGATTTCGGGACGATCGTTATCTCAACTTATGCAGCACCTGTTTGAGGTCTTTAAGGTGAGCTTGTATTTAACTTTAAAGCTTAAGGTGCTTTTTATTTAAAGCGCACCTATTTGGGAGTTTGGACAAGCTTTTAACATGTTCTTTCCCAACAGAGCATTTTGTTGGGGGAGAAGATAACACATACAAAGAGAGTGTTTATGCCAATGACTATTCCAGCTATCGATTCTCATCTTCTTGATTTTAAATCAAGCTGCGCGACAACTTTTTCCCGCATGGTTGAGCTTATTCAAGATGAGATTGATGATACAATGGGTGAATATTGTGTTCAAATTTATGATTCCATTTGTGCTGCTTTGCGCATATGTGAACGGGAACCTTTTTTCTTTAATGAGCACAAAGAGGTTACTTTCAAAGCACAAAGTGGGCAAACATGGTATGGGCAAGAAGACGATGTTTTAATTAAGACGGTAGAGGGCTTAATTAAAACAGTAGGGGCTCTGGAAGGTGTGTTTTTAGAACATGGTGGTGCAACACGAACACAACTTATCTATAAAACTGCTAAGATGTTGCAAAAAGATTATGGATCCAATCCACCGCAGGGGATGCCTGTTTTTTATACTTATTGTCAGCGCAAAATAGGTCTCTTTCCGACGCCTGAAACTGTTGGAACAGTTCGTCTTTCCTATAGTGCTTTGCGTTTTGTTGAAGAGGGCATGGAAAGGGAAGATCATCCTTGGTTTGTTCATGCTTTTGATTTTATTAAAGCGCGGGCAAAATACGAACTTTATAAAAATATCCTTAAAGATCCTGAATGTGCTGCTGTTTCTTTGGGCGATTTTCAAGAACAGCTTCAGATTTTGCGTTATGAAACATCGCGTCGAAAGGGTTGCTCACAAATTATGCCAACAGGGTTTTAGAGCTTGGTTTGAGGTACTTGAGTTTAAGTGCTTGGTTTTAAATGCTTGGCGAGAGTTTTGATGACTGTGGGTTTATAGGTGATTGTGGGGTTTAGATGATTGGGTTTATGGGGTTTTAAATGGCTTTTTTTTCAGTTGCTGAATATAGACCTGATATTGCTGATATTAATGGTCTTTTTACTGATGAGCTTGTCAATGTGCTGCCTGCTGATGGGTCTTATATTCCTATGCCAAGCTTTAGTTCTTTGTCTCAGCCTTGCCCTGATACAATTTTAGGCGCTATTGCTGTGAGAGCAAAAGGTGGTGTGTCTATTATTGTTGGGACGGAACAAAAAATCTACCTTCTCAATAATACAAGCATGCAGTGGAAAGATATTAGCCAAAAGGGCAAGAGTTATTTTGCTAATGTCGATGCGCCTTGGTCATTTGCTTTGTTTGGTGATTATGTCATTGCTGTGAATGCCAATGATAAACCACAAGTCATTGATATTGATCATGATGAAACTTTTAGAGATTTAGGAGGAAACCCGCCACAGGCTGGTATTGTGCGTGTTTGGGGTGATTTTGTTTGTTTGATGAAATTAACTGAGCACCCCCGACGTGTGCATTGGTCTGGGTTAAATGATGCGGAGTTTTGGACTGTAGGCAAAAGAAGCTGCGATTATCAAGATTTTCCTGATGGTGGATATGTGCAAGGGGCAACAGAGACAACCAATCCACTAATCTTTATGCGTTCGGCTATTTATGCTGGGTCCTTTATTCCTGGGTCTAAGATTATCTTTAGTTTTCAAAAGATCCACGATAAACGAGGTGCAAAAACTTCTGAATCAATTGTGTGTCGAGGCGATCTTGCTTTTTTTATTGATGAGGGGGGATTTTACCAAATTAACATTGATGGACACATTACACCCATTGGCTTTGAAAAAGTCGATCGGACTATGATTACAAGAATTAATCAAAGTAGCCTACCTATTTTATGGTCTGCGATTGATGGTGTTTATACGCGTGTTTATTGGATGATTGATCTTGATGAGAGTACGCAAGAACGTACCTTGCTGATTTATGATTGGGGTTTGCAAAAGTGGTCTGTGGCGACTGTTAACATTGCAATGATTTTGCCTATTTTTTATGCTGGATACAGCTTAGAAGGGCTTGATCGGGTTTCTTGTAGTTTGGATGATTTGCCATTTTCTCTCGACAGTAAAGTTTGGCAAAATGAAGCGCCTGTTCTTGGTGCGTTTGATCAACAGGGGAGGCTTGGGTCATTTTCTGGTAAACCAATGGCGTGTGTCGTGACATCGCAAGAAATGGGTCAGACAAGTGGCGTGATGACCCGTGTGAGCAATATTATGCCCCAGGTCAATAGTACGCAATTTTATGTGTCTGTAGGGATGCGTTTGCGCCAATCAATCGAGGAAAAAATTGTTTGGTTTCCAGAACGGCAACCTTCCTCTCATACAGGTCAGATTCGTTGTCGCGTGAGGGCGCGGTTTTATCGCTTTAAGTTGCGGATCCCTGAAGGGGCTAACTGGTCACATATAACCGGATTTGATGTGGCGTTAAAATCTGCTGGTCTGCGGTGAGCCGTTAAACAAGAGTGTGGGTGAAGCAAGTAGCCAAGTAAGTAATGGGCTGGTGCACAGCCAAGTATAAGGGGGCTGGCGAGTGGGCAAGTAAGGGACTGGCGAGTAGGCAGACAAGAGTATGGGAGCGGATGGATGGGTAGAAGATGTTGGAGGAAAGTGCAACAAATGGTGAAGGCAGTTGGGCGAAAAGATGCTGAGATTGATTGCCAAAAGGGTGAAAAAGCTCAAAATGTAATTGCTCAACAAGACAGTCAAAATTTGTATTCTATTCATCTTACAAATCAATGGCCGTGGGAAAAAATAGCCCTTTATCAAAAGGCTATTAATGCGGCGATGCAAAAATATGCCAAGCGGTTTTCCGATGATGTGTGTTTGGACACTATTGCAAAAGAGATTGCTGGTGGACAAGCACAATTATGGTTGATCTTAAAAAATGAAACTCAATTTAGTGCTTTTGTGATCACTAAAATTGAAATGACGCACACTGGGAAAAAACGCGTTGTTATTTTAGACCTGGCTGGAAAGGGAGGGCTGAAATTGGTCAAATTGATTGATCAGGTTGAAAAATGGGCTCGAACAATTCACGCTGATGAAATGCTGACTATGGGAAGGTTTGGGTGGTCTAAAATGCTTGGCCAACGTGGACATGCTATCAATCTTATTCATTATAGAAAGGTTCTCATCCCATGAGTAGACGAAAAACCCCGCAAGTTCAAACAACAACACAAACAAATGCTCCGCCAATATGGGCGCAAGGTATTTTGCAACAAGCAAGTTCTGATGCTCTTGATTTGTATAATCAAGGTATTGGAGGAAATGTTTATGAAGGTGATCGCCATGCCGGTTTGAGTGATGCAACACTTAATGCAATTAAGGGATTGGGAAGTGCTGCCAACCAGTTTAACAACCCAACGATCAATCAGTGGTTAAATAACCCCACTCAAAGTCAACAAAATCTTAACAATATGGCAAGTGGTGGTTGGATTGGAAACAATAGCAAATTTAATGATGCTCTGGACAATGCACTTTCTAAAACTTCTGATGCTGTTAATCAGTCTATGGCGGGGGCAGGGCGTTATGGTTCTGGGGCGCATACTGGTGTGTTAACTGATGAGTTGGGGGCTTTGGCAACAAATGCAGCAGCGCAACAATATAATCAAGATGTGCTCAATATGATGAATGCCAATCAGATGATTGATAAGGCTACGCACAACCAGATTAATGCGGCAAACAACTTCTATCAAGGACAAAGCAATGCTCAAAGCAATGCTTTAAAGGGCGGCATGGTGCAAGATGCCAATAACCAGCATGCTTTGGATGTTGAGCGCGAAAAATGGATGGAACAGGACAATCAGGCGTGGAATCGGTTAGAACAGTTGCTAAAAGTGGGTACAACAGCAGCTGGAAATTACGGTACTCAGACAGGACAGAGTGTGGCAGTACCTTCAGTTACCAAAGATCCTTTGCGTGATGTACAGCAATTGCTTGGATTAATTGGTGGCATTATGGGTCTTTCTGATGCCAGAGTTAAAGACAATATCGTGTCTGTAGGGGAGAGAAATGGTTATCCGCTTTATGAATTTAATTATAAAGGAGATTCTCAGCGTTATCGCGGGGTGATGGCGCAAGATCTGGTGCGTTTGAAGCCTGACGCTGTTTATATGGATGACAAAACACAGTTGTTATATGTCGATTATGATAAAATTGGCTTTGAAATGGAAAAAGTTACAACACCTGAAAGTAAATACTCTTCCCCTTCATCTCCCCTTTTTTCTGGTATTGATTTGGTGCAAGAAGGACAAACTCTATGAGTTCGATTTATGATTGGTCGCTAGTTGCACACGAAAATGCACGTGCTGATGACATCATTAACTGGGCAGAAGGACAACCACCAAGCTCAGTCAATGATAGTGCGCGTGCAATGATGCAACGCATTAGAGAGTATTTAACGGATAATGGCGGAACAATTGAAGCAAAATTTACTACAGAGAAAGATGGAAATGAAACATCTATTCGTCTGGTTACTAAGTCTCCTATTGCCGCTTATACAAACGATATTATTGTTCGCTTTAAGGCGCAGGGGGTTAATACTAAAACAACAAGTGTTGTGTTAAACAAATTATCTGCTCAGCCTGTTTATAAGGTAACACCAAATGGATTGGTACTTTTAAGTGGCGGAGAGATTCAAAAGAACGGTCTTTATGAACTTGTTTATCAGTATGGTATTGGTGGAGAAGGTAAAGATGGTTGGTATTTAACCAATCCCACACCTGCGGCTGCTCCAAAACCAGTAAGTAGTTTTCCATCAGGTTTCATTGCGACTTTTGCCATGGAAAAAATTCCTGAAGGATGGCTTTTATGTGATGGTAAAGCTTACTTACGCAAGAATTATGCAAGTCTTTTTGTAGCCATTGGTGAAACATGGGGTAGAGGTGATGGAACAACTACATTCAATATCCCTGATTTACGTGGAATGTTTTTGCGTGGGCTTGATAGTCAAAGAGGGATTGATAAAAACCGCGTTTTAGGAAGCAGACAAAACGATCTCTTTAAATCTCATACGCATACAGGAATAATCCATAATGCGGGTGAGCATAAACATGAATTTGCAGAACAAATTTTTACGGTAGATGCGGCTAGAGGAAGTGCTTTGCCCAGATATCATAGTTATGAAAAGCGGGTTTTAACAAAGCCTGCGGGTGATCACACACACACATTTACGCTCAATAATACAGGTGATATAGAAACGCGTCCTGTCAATGTTGCAGTTGTTTACGCCATTAAGGTATGAGAATTTGAATAGTAAAGCATGACAGAAAATTGGCGGGTGGCATCTCATTTGAGAAAATAACAGGTTCGTGTTTTTTTTGAAGCCTTCTCTTTTCTCCAAAAAGAAGGTGGATGTTTGGTGTGGCTTGAGCTTATCTAGCGCACTTTTTTGAACGGTTAGTTGATGGCCTTGTGGTTTGCTTGAGTGTTGGGCAAGCTGGTTTATGTTTGTGGACATTTAAGCGTTTTCCAAAAGGGTTGTTTTTTAGCACTTAAAAGGGTGAGAGAACGAAATGGCACTTTTTCCATTTTCTATTGCTGATATTGCTGATCCTGAACATATTCGCTTGGTTCTTTATGCAAGTGGGAGAATGGGCCATGCTCCTTTAAATGCTCTCTTGAAACATATGCAGCAGGAGATAAAGCGCGAAAATAAAAGAAATACTCAAACCACTACGCAATTATTGCAGCGTGTTTCTGCTTTAGAAGAACAATTAGCGACAATTCTCCAGGACAATGGAGGTAAAGATACTGCAAGCAAGGCGTAGACAGTGTCAGCAACAATTCAAGGTGATGAGCATAAACGCTTGGGGGAATTTTATAAGGATAAAAAATGCGGACAATATCAAAAGAAGGGTTAGCGTTGATTAAAAAATGGGAAGGTTTACGTTTGCAGGCCTACCAAGACGCTATTGGTGTGTGGACAATTGGTTATGGTCACACAACTAAAGCAGGTGAACCCGTTGTGCAAGATGGTATGAAGATCACAAAAGCTAAAGCAGAAGCTATTTTGCGAAAAGATTTAGCGCAATTTGAACAAATAGTTGAGCAGGTGGTTTCTCAACCTTTAACTGATGAGCAATTCGCCGCTCTTGTATCTTTTTGCTATAATGTAGGAATAGATGCTTTTTGTAACTCTACACTTTTAAGAAAGCTTAATAAAGGTGATTATGAAGCTGTGCCAGCTGAATTGCAAAAATGGACAAAAGCAGAAGGGCAACGCTTGCAAGGTCTTGTGCACCGACGTGCTGCTGAAGCGGGATTGTGGGCTAAAGGGGCTTATGTTTGTTCCAATTATCAAGTGGTGGAAGCTACAGGCGATGTTTCTATTTTAACAGCAGAATTTTTAGCGCCAGTCATTGGGGCCCTCTCAGGTTTAACGGGGCTTTTTTCCGGATATGGGCCTGTACAATGGGCTTTAGCAGCCATTATGATTATCGCGATGATGGTGGGTATTTTCGTGTATCTTTCTCGAATAAAAGAAGAAAAATTGTGA